TATTCAATTACAGATCCATCTACCTATACTGATGTGTGGGGTGATCGTTGGTTAGCAAGATATGCAACAGCGTTGATTAAGCGCCAATGGGGTTCAAATATCACAAAATTTGAGGGTATGCAACTTCCAGGCGGTTTAACATTCAATGGTAACAAAATCTATGATGATGCTGAAAGTGAAATCCAAAAACTTGAAGAGGAAATGATTGTAAGTTATAGTTTACCTGTTCAAGATATGATCGGATAGTATCGTGCCAACTAATGTATATTTTAATAACTTTTCATATGCCAGAGAACAAGATTTAGTTGAAGATTTAACTATTGAATCAATTAAAATCTATGGTCATAATGTAAAGTATATTCCCAAAACTGCAGTGAGAAATGATCCTCTCTTTGGAGAAGATACTCTCAAAACATATAATGATGCTATTGACCTTGAAATGTATATTAAGAATGTAGAGGGGTTTGAGGGTGAGGGTGATTTTCTTTCAAAGTTTAATCTTGAAATCAGAGACCAAATTACTTTAACAGTTGCAAGAAAAAGATTTGATCAATCAAGATCAGAAAGACTTACGACAGAAGTTGGTTATAGTTATCTTCAAGAAGAAGCTGATACAAATACTCCATCACGCCAGTTTCTTTCAACCTCAGCAAACACTTCTCTTTTCGGTGTTACTTTAGAGACTGCAACTGCTGAGGGGTATTCAATCACAACAAATAGACCAACTGAAGGAGACTTGATCTGGTTTCCTATGGTCGATAAGTTATTTGAAATTAAATTTGTAGAACACGAACAAGTATTTTATCAGTCTGGTAGACTACAAACATATGACTTGCGTTGTGAGTTATTTACATACAGCAACGAAAGAATCGATACTGGTATCTCTGATATTGATGCGATTGAAGATAATCTCAGCACTGATATTCTTACAAATGAAATGTTACTTGAGGATGGTGAAAAACTACTAATTGAACAAGGTGGTTCATTGATGCAAGAGTATCGAATTGAAGGAAATCAACCTACTGCAAATAATGAATACTTCCAAAGTAATGACCCAATCTTTTCTTCATCTGCAGTTATTGACTTTAGTGAATCAAATCCCTTCTCAGAAATTGATAGGTATTAATTATGTTTGGGCAACAATACTATCACGGCGCAATTCGAAAGTATGTCATTGCATTTGGTAACTTATTTAATGATATTTACGTTCAGCGATTAAATTCAAGTGGCGTAAGAATTCAAACATTGGCTGTGCCACTAGCATATGGTCCAAAAGAGAAATGGCTTGTTCGTTTAGTACAAGATCCTAATCTTGATCAAGATGTAGCAATTACTTTGCCTCGCATGGGATTTGAAATTGTATCAATGACTTATGCTCCAGCAAGAAAACTTTCTTCTACTTTAAAAAATGTTCGTTTAAAAACATCTGATTATAATAGAATTGAAACACAATATGTCCCAGTGCCATATGATATTAATATTTTATTGTCGGTGTTTGTAAGAAATGCTGATGACGGTGCTCAAATCATTGAACAAATTGTTCCATATTTTCGCCCAGAATTTACAACAAATGTTCGTTTAATTCCAGAGATGAATATAGTTATTGATACGCCTGTAGTACTTCAAGATATTTCAATTGAAGATACTTACGAGGGTGATTTTGATACAAGAAGAGCTTTGATTTATAATCTAAACTTTAGTGTAAAAGCATATCTGTACGGACCAGTTACAAACTCTGGTATTATCAAAAGAGCAATTACAAATGTTCATGGAGATATTCCAGCTGACTCATCTATTATTGAAAGAATTACAATTACACCAGCACAGTATGCAAATGGTTCTCCATTAATTGCTCCATCGGCAAATGCTTCGCTATCAGTAGGTATAAATCAAATTTCAGCAAATTCGGATTATGGATTCTCATTAGACATTACATCAGATCAACAAACAATTATAACATCAAATCCTGGTAGGAATGATGTTGCAGGAACTTAGTTATGAAAACAAATATGGAAAAGAACATGGAAGAAATTTTTAATCTTCCGGAAAATACAAAACCGATTATCGAAGCAATTGATGAATCTAGACTTACACCAACGTCAAAACCTCAATTAAATGATGATGACATTATGAGTGATTATCAATATGCTAGAGAGAATCTAAAAAATATTATTGATTCTGCACAAACTTCAATAGAGGATCTTGCTTCGATTGCTGCAACATCGGAGTCTCCAAGAGCATATGAAGTCCTGTCTGGTATGATGAAAACGATTGTTGATGCAAACAAAGACTTACTAGAATTACAAAAAAAAGTAAAACAGTTAAAAGACGAAAGTCCATCTAAACCTTCCAATGTTACAAATGCTTTATTTGTTGGCAGTACAAGTGAATTGCAGAAGTTAATTAAAAACTCTTAATCATTGATAGACTACAAAGTCTATTATACCTTTATTTTGAAAAAAGTCAATAGATATGTCAGACTTATATTTAAATAACCCACAATTAAAAAAGGCATATGTTCCTCTTGAGTGGACGGCTGAGCAAGTCAAAGAGGTTATAAAGTGTTCAAAAGATATTGGATATTTTATTCGAACATATGTTAAGATTATCAATCTTGACCGTGGATTAATTGATTTTGAAATGTATCCGTTTCAAGAAGAAATGGCAGAGACTATTGCGGATAATCGTTTTACTGTTATTAAAACGTGTCGTCAGGCTGGCAAGACAACAACTTCAGCCGCAGTAATTCTCTGGCATGTATTGTTTAATGATAGTTATACAGTTGCTATTCTTGCAAACAAACTATCCACGGCTCGCGAGATCCTTGCTCGTGTACAAAGAGCATATGAGTATCTACCAAAATGGCTACAGCAAGGTGTAATTGTTTGGAATAAAACAAATATAGAACTTGAAAACGGTAGTCAGATTATTGCATCATCGACTGCATCGAGTGCAATTCGTGGTTATTCTATTAACTTTCTATATCTTGATGAGTTCGCTTTCGTACCTCGTAACATTCAAGATGACTTCTTTACTTCAGTATATCCTACAATTATTTCTGGTACAAATACCAAAGTTGTAATTACTTCGACTCCAAATGGATTTGACTTATTCTATAAGATATGGACAAACTCTGTAGAGAATCGAAATGAGTATGCAAATTTCTCAGTTAACTGGTGGGATGTTCCTGGCAGAGATGAGAAGTGGAAAGAGAAAACAATTGCAAACACCAGCGAGGATCAGTTTCGTCAAGAGTTTGAAGCCGAGTTTCTTGGTTCATCAAATACTTTAATATCACCAAATGTATTGAGAAGAATGACTTTTAAAACTCCAATATCTACATTTTATGATGGTAGTTTAAGTATATACAAAGAACCAGAAAAAGATAAAAATTATTTTTGTATTGTAGATACAAGTAGAGGCACTGGAATTGATTATTCAGCATTTATAATTGTAGATACAAGTTCAGTTCCGTACGAAGTAGTTGCATGTTACAAAAATAATATTATTGATCCATTGATATATCCAGAAGTAATATATAATGTGATTAAAAATTATAATCATGCATTTACACTCGTTGAAATCAACGACAACGGTCAGCAGATTGCAGACATTCTGCACAATGACCTTGAATATGAAAACATAATCTTTACCGCTGTAAAAGGCAGAGCTGGTCAGGTAATCGGTGGTGGATTTGCATCCACTGTTCAACGAGGTGTTCGTACCACAAAACAAGTAAAGAGAATCGGTTGTGCCAATGCAAAGACTATGATCGAGAAAGATAAAATTATATTAAATGACTATCATCTTGTGAATGAGTTATCAACTTTCATACAAAAAGGAACTTCATATGAAGCTGATATGGGTTCTCATGATGATCTTATCATGTGTGTGGTCTTATTTGCATGGGCAACAAACCAAACATTCTTTAAAGATTTGACTGATACAGATTTTAGAAAAAAATTACTTGAGGATAGAGAAAAACTTATATCAGATGATGTTCTTCCGTTTGGGTTCATAGATGACGGTAGCGACTTTCAAAATGAGAATATAATAAATAATTCAAATGAACCGTTATTTTTGAATAACGATACAAACAACAAATGGTGGTCTTGGTAATTATGGTATTTTATAAATAATCATGTAATTATTTTTTTACTAAAGAACCCCGTATACGAGGAGAATGATCAATGCCTTTTCAAGTATCACCAGGTGTTAATGTAAGTGAAATCGATCTTACTACTGTCATTCCCGCTGTTTCTACGACAGAAGGAGCAATTGCTGGTCGTTTCCATTGGGGACCAGCAGACAAGAGAGTATTAATCGATTCAGAAAGCACACTTGTTTCACAATTTGGTAAGCCAGATAATAATAACTATCAAGAATGGTTTACTGCTGCAAACTTTCTAGCTTACGGCAACGCACTCTATGTTTCACGTGTTCTTAACGGTGCAAATAATGCTACTGCCTCTGGCAATACATCAATTCTAGTTAAGAATGACGACGATTACGAAAATAACTATTCATCAGGAGTCAGTGGCTCTGGTGACTGGACTGCAAAGTATCCAGGAACACTAGGCAACTCACTTAAAGTATCTGTTTGCGCTTCAAGCGCCGCATGGCAAAACGTAATTTCAACACCAACCTTTACACTCACTGCAGATAGCACAACTGTAACTGCCAGTGCTAACGTAGCTTCATTGGTTGTTGTTGGTGATAGTCTTGTTCATGCTAACTCAACTGTTAATGTTGATGTTAAAATTTCCGCAATTGCTGCTAACGGTACTTCACTAACCGTAACGACTGCACCAAAGAACGTAGACCTTGGTGGGTCATCACTTACAACAACTGCTGGTGATGTCAAACGTCGTTGGGAATATTACAATTTCTTTGATGCTGCTCCAGGCACATCAACATATGCAACTCGCAATGGTGGTTCAGGCGATGAACTCCATATTGCTGTAGTTGATGAAGATGGTGATATCACTAGCGTTCGTGGGCAAGTAATCGAAAGATTCTCTGCCGTTTCTCGCGCTAATGATGCACTCGCTACAGATGGTACATCTAACTATTATAAAGAAGTTATCAACCAAAGGTCATCTTGGCTATGGTGGGCTTCTCACGTAGACAACATGACATCTGCTGGTGGTGCTGCTTCTTCAACATTCGTAAACAGCACAAATATTCCAACCACAGTTTCATTATCTGGTGGTTCTACAGGCGCTGCACCAACGAATGCACAACTAATTAATGGT